AATTCAATATCCGCATCTATAAACATCAAGTGCGTGCAATCACTATCTAAAAACATAGCTGTGAGTATATTTCTAGCACGAGTAATTAAACTCTCATTTCTGAGAGTAGTAATTCTGAAGTTTATACCGTATCGCATAAAAGTTTGTGATAGCCTAAACATACTAAGAAAAAACTGATCTGTAACCAAACCACCATAACAAGGGGTAGCAAAGAATACATTACATTCTCTTAGCTTATCCATGTCAATTTTAGCTTGGTTGCCTTCTACTGTACTAAAAGCGCCAAAGCCTTTTTTATTCTCTGGCGCTTTTGTATCAGTAGCAATATCTGCTAATGATTTTTTCATGCTAAATCGTCTACATCTTCCATAGGTTTAAACTCGTCCGATACATCTCCGGCGAATAGAGTGGTATTTTGTAGTAACCAATCTTTTTGCTCGTCATAATTAGGTCTTTTATAAATCTTAGAAAGATCAAAAAGTTCCATCTCTTTTTCTTCTTCTGTGAGAGGAGAATTGTTACGTGCAGGTATAATAGTGTACTTGACGTTTTGTGGCAAAGGCCCTGTCTTTTCTTTTTTAATGGTTATATCATAACCATTTTCATTATCAGCAGGTGAGCCATAGTCTGGATTAGTAGCATAATCTACAATTTGTGAGTAAATTGTAGACCGCAAATCAAGCAGCTTGTTTTTGCCATCCGCACGATCAATTACGTTACACACATAAGAAAACTGAGGTTTATCGCTATAAACATCAGGATCTACCTCTTTAAAAGGGTCTTTAGCACTATTATTAAAACTTTCAGACTCTCTCTCAAATTGAAGACACTCTACAGGCATTTTCTTACCTTCTTTTGTTACTACCCAGTAGCAGTAACGAGGCATAACCTCTCCTACTAGGCGTACTCTAGTATCTCCAATACTTAGAGAGATTCGCTCAATATCTCTGCGGTTTCCTCCTCCAGAAACTTGTTTGCCTTTTGCTTTTTCCCAAGCTACCATATTGTCACTCCTTTGTTTGAACGTTGGTTCTTTGTTTAGGAAATCTCAAAACGAGATTCAGGTGTAAAATAAATGAAATCATCATCTATTTTTAAAAAAGGGTTATAGGATACTTTATCAAAATACTCTCTAGGTATTTTACTACTAGTATCTGATAACCGTCTCATAGAAATAGCTTTTAAGTAATTAGCTTTATATTTTGCACTAACTGCAGTAAATAAAAAACTTGAATTTTTAAAATAACTTATAGGTTCTTGTGTCGAATATTTAAATATTATACCTACTTTAGTTTGTTCTAAAAGACCCTCTCTGAATAAAAAAGGTGGTACATGATTTATATTTAACAACCTTAATAATGTCCTACTTGATAATCTATCATACAATTTTGTTTCAGCAAATGCCAAGATAATTATAGCTGCAACATCTTTTCTGCTTTTCAAGTATATTTCTTCCCAGTTAAAGTATGTAGTAGCCACGTTGTTTATACCACTCTAATCTTTTTATTTGTTGTCTAGACACTACTTTACCGCTTAACCAAAAGTCTGCTATAAGCGGTAGTTGTTTGTCTGGGTGTAATCTTTCTATACGTCCTATACGTTGTTCTAATTGAATAGGATTATTACTAGGGCAAGTTAACATTAAGGTATCAAGTCTATGACAACTTATACCTTCATCAAAAAGTTTAGTAGATAAAAGAGCTGAATATTTAGTTCCAGCGTTTTCTAGTGCATCTTTTCTTACGTCTTCTGTAGTAGCACCTATAACACATATACTGTTAGGTATTAGTGCTGAAATGTCTTTTAACATTTGCACTCTTTCACCTATTATTAGAGGGCATCTACCTTGTTTTATGTATTGTACAGCTTTGTCTGCTATAAATTCTAAGTACTTCTTATCTGCTGCTAACTTGTTCAAGCTTCTAGCCCAATCTCTTTTAGGGTCTATTATATTAAACTTAAAGTCTGTTCTTATAATTTGAGCACTTGGTGTAGGTAAATCTCTGCTATCTTGTGCAACCACCTTAAAAGGCGAAAAATAGTCATTTAAATATACATGCTTACCGTCTTTTCTCTTAGGCGTAGCCGTTAATGCTATTTTTACTTTTGCGTTTATGCCGTTTACCACTTGAGAAAACATTTCTGCAGGGCATTTATGGCTTTCGTCAACAAAAACTGTACTAAACTCGTTTATTAGTTTATCTAAGTTATTATAAGCCGTTTTATAAATAGCTACTGTAATATCTTGAATATCCCATAAACCATCCCCTGCTTTTCCTATAGGTGTATCAGGTATTTGTTTTTCTAATTCTTCTATCCATTGCCTAAATAGTAGCTTAGTATGTACTAATATAAGCGTTTTAGTATTATTACTTGTTATTATACTACAAGCAGCAAAAGTCTTGCCAAATCCAGGTTTTGCTTGTAATAGACCACTTCTAGCTCTACCTCTAGTTAAAAACTTATTTACAGCTTCTTGTTGTTCAGGTCTTAGCTGCCCATGAAATTGTAAGTCATAATCTAATTGCTTAAAGTTTCTATTATCTTCAATACTATCCCATTCTAGCTTATAATAACTGTTTGATGGCACTATATAATAGTCATCGTTTTCTTCTATAGTAGATAGAAACTCATCACCATTGTCGTACGTATAAAGAGATATTAACAAGTCGTGATCCTCGACTTGTTCTTTATTGATATATATTTTTTCTGCTAAGACTATGTGCCCTACTTTTGCTTTTTTACTCATATATAAGTTACGTCAGGTTTCTGTCTTTCTTGCGAAAAGTTTAGTATATACCACTCATAGTTTATATTAACTACTGTGGCATATATAATATCTTGTAAAATAAGCTGTTCATTAGTATTTATCTTAAAAGGGTATGATATAGACTCTAACCAGATTAAGTTATTTTTTACACGTCTTACTTTTAGGCTTTTAGTTCGTGCTATAACCTTATTAGTTAAGTCTATAGGTTGTGCAGCACTGTCCATGCCCCAAGCAGGCTTATTATATATAACGTCTTGTAGGTTTTTACAAGTATAGTCAAATTTTATACGGTTTACCAATTGTAAAAGTCTGCTGAAATAATCACCCTCTAGGTTCTTATTGTCTACAGTTTCTAAATTACTGCCTTTGTTTTTTACAGCATAGATACAATCTATGCTGTAAATTATTTCGTACGGTTTATGTTTTAAAGCAAATAGAGGATACTTAATACACTCAAACTTTGAAATAGTCTTTTTCATCCTCTAACTCACCCCAGCTAGGGCCTATCTCAAAGTCTACTTTAATAGGACAATCAGGTATTGACACTCCTCTGTCTCTTTGTATACACGCTCTAGCATTTTCAATATATGTTTCTAATAACTCTTCTTTTACTTCTGCAACAATAGAATCGTGTACTACAGTGAAAGGTAGAATATCTTTTTCATAACCGTTTTCATTAACCCACTGCATTACATCTATTAATCCTAGAATGTTAATATCAGAAGCTACAGACTGAACTAAGAAATTTACGCCTGACCTGATAGCATGTTTTGCTACTCCTTGGTTTGTAGATTTAGACTCAGGAAGTCTACGTTTACGACCAAAAAATGAGTAAATATAAGCACATGTCTCAATTTGCTGGTTCGAGCTGTCAATAAATCTTTTTAGTGCGCGAGCCTCTTTAAAATATTTATTAATAAATTGTTTAGCCTGTGGTATACTAATTTCTTCTCCAGCTTTAGCATCTTTATTAACTGTTTCTGCAATTTTAGCTGGACCTGCTTGATACATAATTCCAAAGGTAATCGCCTTTGCGTATTGTCTTTCCGCAGGGTATGTATTTTTTACTTCATTCACTTCGCAAGGTAGATTAAACATCTGCTTTGCTACATACGAGTGAAAGTCTAGCTTGTCAATAAAAGCTTGTTGTAGAAACGTGTCATTACTTAATACAGCTGCATAATAAACTTCTGCGGTGCCTAAGTCGCATTGCACTATTTTATAACCTGGGCGCGCACGAAACAGCTTTTTAATATCTTTGTTATCGCGAGGAATATTTTGGTAATTAAGATTACCGCTTGAACTTAAACGACCAGACGTAGTTCCGTGAATATTAAAACCGCTACGCAACCTATCATCATAGTCAATACCGTTGAGAATATTAGATATATAAGTACCAGCCATTTTACTTTTTTCACGTAAGTCAAGAACAGCCTCGGACAATGGATGTTTTAGCTCTTTTAATACTTCTTTATCTACTGATAAAGCTCCTGTAGCTGTTTTCTTTTTTAGTTGTAGCCCAAGAATATTAGAAAACAATTCTCTAAGTTGCATAGTAGAATTAGGATTGAACATCTTTCCGTGAATACGTTCAAAACGTTGCACAGCTTCGTGATTACTAATTTCTGCAAGACACTCTTCTACATCAATTTGATACTGCTCAGATAACCAAGCAACTTGCTTTTTGTTTATAGGCCCGCCGTTTCTTTCTAGCATTTTAAGAGCGCGAGTAGCTGGCATAAGAATATCATTATAAAGAGCTGAGAACTCTTTGCTTTTGTCTACCAGTGGTTTAAACTTTTCATATAATTGAAAAGTTGCGTCAGCATCTTTACAACCATAGGGTGCTAGAATATCACTCGGAAACATTCCATAGTTAAAATCTGCTAGTTTTATCTTGTTTTTTCTACACCAGGTTTTTCTATATTCATCAAGTTCTCGTTCATAATCACCTAAGTCAGTAAATCTCATAGCAAGAGGTTTAAGACCGTGGGTACCTACAGACTCCTCTAAGCAATAGTGAAGCAGCATTGTATCTTCAAAATCAGGGAACGTAAATTCTAATTCGTGCTCCATGTACGCAGTATCGAATTTAGCGTTATGAAATATAACTTTCTTACTGCTAAATATATTATAAAACCAGTCTTTATGGTTATTTACAATATCAATAGATATATACAAGCCCTGGTGCGGTTTTGTAGACATAGCAATACCAAGTATATTACCTGTAAAAGGTGATACACTAGTAGTTTCAATATCTGCTACAATAGGGTTGGAGTCTTCAATTTGTTGTTTATATTTTTGAAACTGTTGCTCTGTCTCAATAAAACAATAGTCTTTATCATGCGGTTTAGTTTCTTCTCCACCAGCAAGAATTTTTGGTATCTGATTAAAAGCTTTAACTATTTCATCTTCGAGTTGTGGTTTGATAATAGTTATATTAGGATGCATTATAGGTAAATATCTTTTTTCAATAAATACCCCGTTGTATTTTTGAATACCTGTCATACCTGCGGTATACTTAAGAGATTCAGCGCCTACAGTAGCAATTATTCTGTATTCGTTAAGCTCTGATAGATCTAAATCTATATCTTTTTTAAGTATTTTTTCTTTAGGAACAGAGCATAGATATTTTACATCATAATCTACATCTTTAATATACTTAGATATAATTTTGTCTGCACTTGTTTCTGCTGTGCTAGGAAAAACAAAACATACTTCTTTGGTCATTTATACTCCTTTAGAGTGTTAGGTAAACTCATTATGAGCTTTATTATATTATCAGACATTATCCGATAGTTATGCTAGTAATCTATCTGCTAGGTTTTTATGAAGATCCCCAGGGTCTACTCCTGCAGGTAATTTAATTATTCTAGAATAAATATTGCGAGAATCCAACATATTTGTTACTTTTTCCGCACCTCTTTCCCCTGCGGGGTCTGGGTCAAATAATATGTCTACCCTATTTACTCCAATTTTATCTATTAGATCTAGTTTTTGTTTACTAAAATTATTAGCGCCAAATACGCATAGAGTGTTTTTATAGCCTAATTGCCACATATTTAGCATATCAAATATACCTTCTACCAAAATAACATGATTGATATTTTTTACCTTATCAATTGGAAACAAACAATCTTTTACACTAACCTTTTCAGGTCTTCTATAGTATTTTGGTTGATTCGGTAAGTTCTTACTAATACGCCCTTCTATAAACTTAAGTTTTCCAAACTGAAAAACAGGTATACATACATAACCTGTAAGACCTAACTGTGAAGTAGTAAAAGCTCCAAATTCTTTTAAGGTTCTAACTCCTATAGCTTTAAACTCTTCGTCTAACAGCTTTCTATCGTCAGGCAGTAATATGTTATCTACCTCTATTTTAGTTTGTATCTTTTCTTTTAGCTTTTTAATTCTATAAGGCTGTCTACTAGATAGGTCTAGTGTGATACTCTCTCCTATAGAGACTAAGAATTTATTAGTTCCGCCACTAAAACCACAACTCCAACAATTAAATATACCTTTTTCTACGTTAAAAGATAAGCTGGCATTTTTATCCTCGTGCTCTCCGCTAGTACAGCTTATCAATATTTCATTAGGGTTATTTGTTTTTTTATAGCGTATACCTCTTTTATCTAACAACTCTAATAACACGCTCATAGGTCATTAAACCCTTCTTGTTTATCTGCGCCAAACTTAGCGGCATTGTGCGGCCTCTCACTAATTATATCTGAGGAGTTGGGATTAATCTTTACACAAGACCAATTCATAAGAACATCAAAACTCATATGCTTGCCGTTTCTAATCTTAGTTGTGTGTATTGATATTTTATTCTCTAACTCTCTATCTTCTGATTCAGGCGGTGGAAAGAAGTTAAAACTTCTATCAGCAGAGTCTAGAATACCTTTTGCAAATCTAGCCTCTCCGGTAGCGTCTATTTGGTATGGAGACAGCATAGTTATATCATATTTTCTAGATAGAGATTTTAGATTATCAGCTATCGTTATTTGAGTTTTCCAATCTTTTTGATCCTCATGCTTAACAATATTAATGTAATCTACAACAGCCATATTGTAATTAGGATATTTAGATGAGAACATGTTACAATAATGATCTATTCTGTTTAATGTAAGACTCTCGTCATCAATTAGAAATAGTCTATTGTCAGTTAATTCAGGCTTTTCTATTTTTATTCGTTTTTCAAATTCTTTGAAATCTTGTTTTTGTTCTAGTTCTCCTAGTAGGTTTACTACAGTATCTGACTCTTTATAAAAGGTTTTAAACTTAGCTCTTGCTATCTTAACTTTTTGATCGTTTGTAAGTTGATTTCTAAAAATATCAAGAAATGGTACTTCAGAAATAATAGAAAGCAAGCGATCATACACCTCTTTATACCGCATCTCAATAGTAAAAAAAGAGGTAGTATTGCCTTGTAAAAACCTATTCAATGCAAGATTTAACGAAATAATAGACTTACCAGAACCTCGTCTACCGCCAAGTAGCACTAGCTCTTGAGTAGCAAAACCACCGTTAGTAGCGTCATATTCGTTAGACAGACCTGAAGGATAGATTTTAAAATCTTCCTCACTAGGAAAGAAATCTAGCTCTGCCACATCAAATAGTTCATCCTCGTGAGGTATCGCTTGATTTAGATGTAATAAGTGGTTTTGAAATTTGTCAACTATCTCAACTTTTTCTAATTGCTCTAGATTATCCACTAACTTATCTAGAAAAGATATAGTCTCATCTCTGACATAGTAGTCTTGAAGCTGACTAACTAAAAATTCATTAGTTAATGCTTCGTTATAGTTATCTTCTGCAAGTATCTGACTTTCTATATAATCTTGTAATTCTTCTTCTTTTCTTACTGCTAGTATTTCGTCTGTACTAGGAAGACGAGTATTAGCCTTGTAAAAAGCTTTTATCTTATCATAAATAATTGAGTCCACACCTGTGAAGTATGAACTCAAAAACTTTGAATATAGATCATTACTTTGTGTCTCTAGCAGACGTCTTATTGCGAATTTTTGTAAATCTATTGCCATTAATTATCTCTTATTATCGTATTGGGTATAGATCGTTGCGGTGTACGTAACAAAAGCCGCCATAATCATCTTCTCTCCATACGCTATAATATTCTCTGCCCGTCTCTTCAATAGTTTTTATAACTCTATCTCGTAAAGATTTCATAGCATTTAGCTTCATTTCTTTACCGTCTTCTAGCTGCCAGTATATCTCATAGTGTACGCCTTCAGCAGGGTCTACATACTTTCCAGACATACCATATTTATCAGGTTTAAACTCTCTAATTGATATATAACGTTGTCGCCCGCTCTCTAGATATTCTAGATAATTTTCGTCGTAAACTCTTTTAACTATACCAAAACAATTGTACTTAGATATGAAAACTTTATCATTTTCTTTGAACTTTACTTCCAAATCTTGTACAATGTGGTCTACTTTTGCTTCAGATTTTTTACCCCTACCTCTAATAGGAGTGTTCATCTCAATTAATATCTTTTTAACTCGTTGAGGAGATATATAGTATTGTTTAGCAATAGCGCTTTGTGTCTCACCATTTAAGTAAGATTTAGCAATACCTTTTTTCTCTGCTTCGCTAAATATTTTATTACGCGCAGCAGCTTTTAACTGTTTTTCTCTTTCTTGTTTTTTGTGAAAATTGTCTATAATACTAGTTAGTCTTTTAGTATTATAAGGTATTTTTAAGTGTTCGCAACAAGCTTTTTTAGTTTTTCCAGATTTTAGCATCCATATAACAATTCTGATGTCAGCCTCTGAAAAATCTGTATTCGTTGTTTTTCTAGCCATACTACCTCCTAATTTTTATTAGTATAGCAGTATGTTTAATACTTAGCAAGACAAATTATTAATGAACTGCTAGCTCTTGATCTATATAAAATATATCTGCTATTAGGTTTCTTATCATTCCAGTCTTTGTATATACTGGAGTAAATTTTTCATTAAAAAATCTATTACTTCTATATAACTTCTCTACATAAAAAGAACTTATATAAGTCTCTACAACTTCTATAAACTCATCACTGTCTTCTATTAAGTTAGGATAATAAGTTTTAGCTAACGTAGTAAAATATTTACCTTTTTGTTGCGGAGGCAAGCTCAACACAACATCTAAAGATTCGTCA